GGCGGAACGGGATGTCAGGCCAGCCGAGGTGCTTCGCGGCTAGGATCCGGCGATGCCCCGCGATGAGTTTGTTCTCATTGTCGAGGACCACTGGGTTCAGCAGACCGAAGCGGGCGAGGCTAGCTGCCAACGCTTCTATGTCCCCGAACGTCTTCCGCATTCGGTCCCCGACGATTACGTCGGTCAGCGAGATTCGTTCATCAGGCATGTGCCTTCCCTTTCTTCCCCCACCAGGGCTGGTTGGACATGATGACGCGGAACTTCTCGAGTTGGGTGGCGACGACCTTGGGGTTGGGTATCATGTCCATCGCCTGGCCTACCTTCTCGTCATCCTCATCGACGATGGCCTCGCGGAGCATGTCCACGCCGTCCACGAGATTGCCGAAGACCTGCGAGATTTTCTCTAGTTGCTCGGTGCACTTCTGGTTCATCCTCAACCTCCCAATGGGGTGCCCGGCAGCTTCCGGGGAGGGAGCAGACCGGGGGCGGCCTGCTTGGTCTGCCACCGGGCACCCCGCCTGTTACGCCTTGGCGTAGGGGACGCTGACCTCGGCCCGGACTGCCTCCGGATCGTCGCGGTCAGGGGCGTGCTTGACGGTCACGTACAGTTCCTTCCCGATGAAGTCCTCGAGGTGGAACCCGTTGGACCCGGCCTGGATCCCGGCGGTCTTCATGAACCGCTTCATGTTCCACATCGCATTCGGGTGGAAGCTGAGGGTCAGGAACAACTGCCGCTTGAGGAACTTGTCCTCGACGTCCAGGGGGCTCAGCCGAACGTCGATGTACGGGAACTCGCTGCCCTCCTTGTGCTTCTTCTGCGCGGACTTGACGCGCACAAGGCGCAAGCCCGCGGGGATGGGATCGCTCCCATCATCCACGTCGTCCATGTTGATGTTGATGAACCCTTCGTCAGCCATGCTACCTCCACTGGGCGCTACCGCGCCCCTGTTAAGACCGCCGTGGCGGTCGTTTAAGCGAAGATTTCCGGGCCGGCAAGCGTCTCGGGGTCGAGCTTCCTACTCGTGCGCGCAGCAGCGCCATTCGCGGTGACAGTTTGTAGCTTGTACTTTCCGCTGCGCTCACGGCCAGACAGCCAGTACGCTTCCGTGAAGAATCGAACGAGGTTATCTCCCATCTGCCCTGCGACGCTAGGTCGGATAACATCCTGCTTAGTATCTTCATCAGTTCTGCGCTTCTCGTGGCAGATGACGATTCGATCACAAGGCAGAGTGAGAAATCCATTGAGGTACTCCATCATACCCGCGAGGTAGATACCCCAAAGCCTCTCGGTCATGAACGAGACTCGATGCGTGTACATCAGCAGCCTTGACCAATGGTCGCCGACGCTGGTCAGAGTATCGAGTATCACACAATCAAACGGAAGCCCCTGCGGATCGTGGGCAGCCTTTAGGAGTTCGTTCGTGACTCCAACAAGGCGCTCATACCCGAGGGGCTTCTTCAGGGGAATCGTTCCCGACTGTACGTTCTTGGGATCGGGCGACCAGGGTATCTCGATTTTCTCTGGGTTCCCTAGCGTTTCGTTCGGGGCCCACACTGAGATGGCTCCCCTGTTAGGGAGCTGCTCCATCTCTTGCAGCTTCTGGTCCATGTCGAGCCAGAGCTTCTTCTTCCCTGGATGCATGGCAGCGAGCGTCGTCTTGCCGGCTCCCGCTGGCCCGTAGAACAGATAGCTTCGCCCTCGATAGTGCATCTTGTCTTCGTTGGCAGGCATGATGTTCGCTAGCTCACTCATGTTCAACCTTCCGTGGCTCCCAGGGGACGACCTGGTACGCGGATTGCTTCAGTGTCTCCCTGGTCTGTGCTGCGCTGATGCACAGGGGGTAATACTCGCAGACTCGATTGTACGCGCCGCACGCGAACGGAGCGCTACGGGGCCAGAAGCGGGCCGTCCTCATTTGGGTGATTTGACGCGCTGCATCACCAACCTCTGTTTCCCAGCGTTGGAACTCTTCTGGCGTGCGCTGAGTGTAGATACGTGCGAAGCTGGAATCGTCGATCTTTGTGGTCACACGGATAGCGTTAGCCAGCGCGGTGTAGACAGGCTGACCTGTCTTCCGCTCGGCGGCCCGCATGTATCCAGTGAATTGGCCGTTGAGCTTGAAGCTCGTATCGAAGACCATCCCGAACCGCGTGGTCGTCTTGTGATCTACAGGAAAGATTTGACCGTCCTGCTCGACCACGAGGTCCATGCGACCAATGTACAGGAACGTGATGTTGTCCCAGGCCATCGGCATCTCGAAGGGTTCCTCGATGTAGATGACCTTGAAGGGTTCCCGGCGCCACTTCCCTAGGTACTGGGCTAGGATATCGAGACCTCGATCAACCGTGCGGATCTCCTTGGGATCCTCGGGATCGTCGGCGTAGTTCGCCAGGAACACGGCGCTCATATTTGGAATCTGCTCGCCGCGGCAGCGGGCGCAGATACCAGTGGCGTCGTGCAACGGGCACTGGGCCTGGTTGAAGGCAGTCCCGCGGTATAGGGTTTCTAAGGCGCTATGAATGGCGCCCCCGAACATGAGCGCGGATTCGCGCTTCCCGTCAACCGGGACTAGGTGTTCCTCGTAGCGGTACTCGTACTTCTGCGGACACAGCTTGAAGGTTTCGATCTTGCTGTTGTCAAGCCACCAGTCGTCATGCATAGCCCCTCCCCGGGCGGTTTTACTCCGCTAGCACGTCTTCGATCTGGTCGATGTTGTCTCCCCAATCGCGGACACACTCCGCGCAGATAGGACCAAGCGGAGTCGTTGCAACAACGGGTGCCGGGTTACCGCACGCCTCGCAGACCTCTTCCCTGGTCAGCGAGAGCTTTGCGTAGAGTTGCGTGGCCAGCCACACCATGTCCTGCATCGGCAGTTCGACGTGGCCGGACCAGTCGAGCAGTTCCATCTCCCGTAGGATAGTATTCCGCCCGAACTTCATGCTACTCTCCGAACAGCTCGTCGCGCCAAGTCCTCTTGGCGGGGTCTTTCTGGCGTTTGCTGTCATCCATTCGCTTTGGTGTTTTCGGTTTCGTGGACGGTACCCGAACGGCCTGAAGTCGTTGTATCTCCGCAATCAATTCGTCCTCTGACATTTGGTCGATGGTTTTCATGTGCCTCCCCAACACACGCTCGACGGGACGGTGGTAGTTAATCTCCCGGCTCGTTGTGCCGTAGGGGCGGGAGCCGTTAGCGGTCTTCCACAAAATCATGTGGTCACGTCTTACAACACGCCCCCGCCCCTTGCCCCGTTAGAGGCCCAGCGACTCGAGGTACTGTGCCCGCTTGCGCTCACGCGGCTCGGTGTCGGCGGCCTTCTGCAGCTTGGCGCGCTCGACGCCCTGCAGATACACAACGTGCGCGTTGATGAAGCGCCGGAAAACGGCCTTCTCACCGAGCATCGCGACTGCATCCGCGAGGGTAGCAGGAAGCTCTGCGTCGAAGTCCTGCTCCGACTTGTCGTCCCCCTTCCCGGTGCTGACCTTCAGGACGACCTGCTTGACCTGGGCTGCGTGCTTGTCAGGAACGGTCAAAGTGCTCGCCATAGACATCCCCTTTCTGGCTATTTCAGACCTCGTGGTCTGACGGATAAGGGGATACCCTGCAAAAGATAGGCCAATAACACCTGCCAACTTTTTGAGGCACGTACGTCTAGCTTGCATCATCTCCCCGATAATAGCCCGTCGAGCAGGGCCTGTTGGTTACGCATAGCTTGTCTCAGCTTGCGTAGATCTTCGGCCAGAATCGCATTGCCCACGTATTCGCGGCTAATGGTGATCTCAGGAGTAATTTGGACCTCGTACCAGCGCAGCGGCGCGGTATGCACCACGTTCGCTTGGGCGCCAGTCACGCCAGTCTTGAACCCAGCGCGCAACTGTGCGACCATCTCGCGCCGGATCTCGGTCAACTGACGCTGGACGCAAGAATGCGCCAAGCCAACGAGGGCCTGGACGATATTGAACAACTCAGTTTGTGCTACGTTATAGAGTCGGCGCTGGTCCGCGGAGTCGCGGCGGCCGGGGTGTTTGAACTGTCGGTCAAGCTCATGGAATCGAGCGACCAGGATTGCCAATCGTTCTGGATCATGCGTCGGAGCCTCCTATAACCGTCACCCACACCACCACCAGATTGCGTTCTACCATGAACGCCACAATGTGGGGGCTTCAATTTGTGAAGCCCCCACACAGGGTTAAACGTGCTTGCGAGCGGGGACTTTGTCCTTGCCACCGTGCGCGAGTAGAAGTGCGGTGCCGCGCTCGGTTCTCTCGAACTTGCGGTCCATCAGTCCCCGGTGAATGCATAGTACCTGGCCCATGTGCTCCGTCGCGGGATTGATTCCCTTTATGCCGCGGAGAGCGTTTAGTTCTTCGAGCCTCAACTGCGGTGCCTTCCGGCTCGACCACTGGTACTTGTCGTAGACCTCGGGGTGCACGAACAAGATCATGGTCAACCGCCGGCCACGTATTCTGGGCAGAGCTATCATGGCCGTGTTTGAGTCAAGAGCTACCAGTTTTCCTTCCTCCTCTGTGAACGGCAATAGCTCGAGTGGTTCGAGCCCAACGAGGAAATACGAAATCCTCGAGGGCCCGGACCACCGAGCACCGATCAGGGCGACGTCCTCCGAGCGAACAACCCAAAGGTTGCGTCGACTATAGCCAACGAGCTGGCAGACATCCCGGAGGAATTCCTGCCGTCGGTAGGCAAAAAGGGCCATTCACCTCCCTTACTTGGCGGGGAAGTACTTGCTGTGCGACTTCACTCCCGTCCGTTTGAGGGTCTTGTTGGCGACGAGTTGCTTCACGTGGTACCCGACCCGGGTGATCGGGCCACCGACTGCGACGCCGATGTGCTTGACCATGCTCCCAGGGTTCTGGACGACGAATGCGACGATCTTCTTCTGGAACGAATCGATCTCATCGCCCTTGAGTCGCTCCGTCGCGGCGTGCCTAATGGACGCGATGTACTGCCGGACGCCCTTTAGGTGGACCTGGCAGATGTCGAGCGACACGGGGTTTGTCCCGCGTCCGTCGTTTAGGCTCAGGGTTGCGACCGCTGGATTTCTTACGTCCTTGCAGCAGTCGCAGACTAGGATTGTCTGCTTCACGTTGTATCTCCTTTAACCCGGCCAGGAGGGCCGTGCGAGCTTCAGCGTGGTTATGGTCCTTAATGAAGCTCTTGTACTCGGGGTCGTGTTTGTAGTATCTGGTCAGAATGGCCCCGCCTCGCTTTGACCAGACGTCATTGCGCCAGGTCTTGCACCTGTCACAATGCAGGATGATTCGCCTATCGTCTCCTTTCAGGACCACTATGGGTCCGACCACAGTCCACGCGTGGGTTCCCAACGCGCGACACAGTTCGGGATGTTTCCCCATGAACATCCTTTCTAGGGATCTGGCGATCCCTGGTGGAGCCGGCAGCTGGAATTGAACCAGCATCTCTGGGTTACGAGTCCAGTGCTCTACCATTGAGCTATACCGGCTAGCTGCACAGCTCCTGAAGATCCTTCAGGATGGCCCGGTAGATGTGTTCGCGTTCCTCTTGGGTAGTCTGTGTCAGCTCAGACTCACTGTCGTCCTCGGGGTCGGTGACGAATACCCGGTAGACGAACTTTATCTCGTTCTCGTTCGGTAGTAGGATATCCATCAACCAGACTCTCGCTGACTGGCCGCGGAGCGGCACGTCCAGCTCGTACAGCTTACCCATTGCGCTGCGAGCTAACGCGAACATGCATGTAAGTGACCACGCCCTTATCGACTCGGAGCCCGAACCCGCACTTGTCGTTGATGCAGGCCCATGCCTTGTAGAGCACCGACGCGCCGTCGCCGTAGTCACTCAGCGGCAGCATGATACTCTTGCACTTTGGGCACTTGGGGTACTCATCCAACATCTCACCACCTCTGGCGCGTTCCGCGCATACTTTGTTGATCCCTCAACCACTGTAGTTCCACCTTGGTCAGCTCCACACCGTTCTCCGCCTCGTCGTACCCTTTGTCGTACTCTTCCTGGTTGAATTTGTCCTGCCACTTGTATCTCTTCAGGCCAAACTGTGCGTGGTGGACGCCAAGAAGGTAGTGGTCACTCTTCCTCTTCATCCCAGTATGTCCTTTAGATCCGAGCGCAGTTCTTCCTCGTCAGGACGCTCGGGTTCGACGTTGATGGGTTCGCGGCTGTCCTCTATTACTAGATCCGAGGCCGCAGCCACCAGGTGATAGATCCACGTGTAGAACTGTTCACGCGCCAGCGGCGCCATCGGCAACATTCGGATTTCTTCGAGGGCTGCCTGTAGGTGAAAGCTAACCTTGTCAAGGGGGTCGGGAGGCCGCGGGGGCCTCTCGCCCTTCTTGACTACTCTAGCCGCCGCGAACTTTAGTTCGGGCATACTACCAATCCAGGAGCGGTCCCGGATCCAGTGCGTGATCGTGGCAGACGTGGAGCTCCTTCATCTCACCGTCCCGCCTGGTGGCGAGGATGTGAACTTGGGAGGGTTGTCCGCAGGCTTCGCATGGTGTCTGTGTTAGCGATCCATGCGCGGCCTCGGCCCAGAGTTGCTTCAACCATTCTCCGATCATGCCTTCTTCCTCCTACGCTTCTTCGCCGCCTCGATTTCTTTGGCGGTGATCTGCTTGAGGTGCTCGAGCACGAACTTCAGGCTTTCCTCCATGAACTCCTGTTGTGCGACGTTCATGGTGCGGCAGTACTCCCGAACCCTGTCCGCAGTTTCCTTGGTCAACCGGACGGCATACATCTCCGTCTCGATCTTCTTCTGCGCGAACAGGAGTTGTGGGAGTTTTGCCTCCTTGAACGCCTCTTCCTGCTTCTTCATGAGCGCTTCCTTCGCCATCTCCTTTGTCCTTTCTACCACTCGTTCAGGAACATGAAGTACATGAACGCAAACAGTAGAATCACGATCCATGCACCGAGGGGTAGGTTGAGGGCGAGGCCGATGATATCAGCCCCGTCCATGTTTGTGATCTCCCTGCTCGCAACCCGGGCAGGTTCTGAGAATCTCCAATGCCTGCTCGAGGCACCGGATTCGCTCGTTGTGGAACTTGACGGCGGTCTTGACGTCATCCGACATCACGGCGCACCACTGTTCTGCCCGCAGTCTGTGTTCCTCTCCTAGGTACAGATCCACGAGCGCCGACTGGCGGATGTTTCCCTCAAGGGCGATGATCCGCCTGATGAGATAATCCTGGAGTTGCTTCAGACTGGGTTTCTTACTCATCGTCGCTCACGTTAGCGAGCTTGGCGTTCGTGTTCTGCGCCTGCTTGAGACGATCGCGCCAGTTCTGGACGTTCACGCCGAGCTTGCGGTTGAGGTCGCTCATAGTCTTGAGCGCGGTCTCGATGACTCCGGCGCTGGCCTCACCGTCTTCCATCTCCGCGAAGAGCCTGCGGAGCGTGGTGGCATTATACTGCGCGAGCGACCGATACTTCGAGCTGATGATGCGCTTGACTTCCGCGCCGCCGTGCTTGCGCTTCTTCTTGCGGCCGCCGAGTTCGCGCCTGAGAGCCTCGAGGTCCACGCGGAACTTCTCCGCGGCCTGTGGGGCGTTGAGGCTACCCTCCGAGACGGCCTGAATGGCCTGGTTCATCCTCGCTCGGAGTTGCTTCATGTTGATGGACTGCACGTACTTGTGAGCGAGACTCGTTGGGATGGGTAGGATCTTGGCGATGTCCTTGCGGGCCACGTTCTGACTCAGTAGCAGTCTGACCGTGTGTTCGATATCCTCCCTCGAAGGGGGAAGCGCCCCGCCAACATTGGCCTCGAAGGCGAGCTTGATTTCGCTCACCACGTCCTTGGCCGGCGGAACGACCTTGGCCCTGATGGTTAAGCGGTCGAGAAGCCGGCTGGCCTCGATCCTGTGCCTGCCGTCGCGGACCGAGTAGCTCCCGTCCGCGTTGGCGACGATGGTGATTGGGTCGAGTTGAACCCCACCTTCCATCAGCTCGGCCAGGAACAGCACATGGTCCTGGTCGGTCTTCTGTCTGACGTAGAAGGGCACCTGAAGATCGGCTACGGCGATCTCTAGGATCCCCCTGCTTTGGGCTGCTGCTGCTATCTTTCGCATACGCTAGATTCTCCTTTCGTTGGGCGATCTGCCCGTGGAGCTGGGCCCGTGGTCGTGATAGCTCCCCAGTTGCCACTTCACCGATTGAAGCGGCAACCAGGTAGATATCTCAGAGTTTGCTGATGCTTCCATCGATGATGCCGTGCCTGAGCTTGATCATCTTCAGCAGGGCATCAGGGTCCGTGGCGCCAAGCAGGGCGACGATCGTCAAACACTTGACGGCGTCCCCGACCTGTTCTTGGGTGAGGGGCTGCCCAGCAGCGAGCGCCAACGCTGCGCTTTCGAGGCGCCGGGTGAACAGCACGAGGTAGTCAAGACTGCTGAGGTCAGCAGCTTTGGGCTCGAAGTCCATGCTAGTGGCTCCCCTGGCTTGATCCCATGCTGAAGGCGTAGAAGTTCGCGAAGAGGCCCTCGGTGACGATCTCGCTGTCGTGATCGTGGACAAGTTCAGCGGGCTTGCCCTTGGGGCGCAGGATTCTCCACGAGCGCATGAGCTGGTCACCGAACTTGGTGACGAAGTTCAGCTGGAACGTCTCGATCCGCTGTGGATGCATACTGAGAGGACCCTTGGGTTCCTCCTTGAACTTCATCTGCACCATCCAGCCCTCCGTCAAGAAGACGTAGGCATCGAATGGCTCGACGATCTCGCCGATTGCGTGGGCGATTGCCGCCTTGCCCATGCGATCATTGGGGAGGGGCGTGAGGATGACGGCGATGACCCGATAGTCTTCGCCATCATCCATCAGCGTGAAGAGCGTTGCGGTGTGCTCTTGGCCGCTAGCTATGTACGCCCTAGCGGTCTCAAGCATGTAGTCGGTGAGGCGGATTGCCTTCGTCTTGGTCTCTTCCTTCATTCCTTCACTCCCCCGTCCTGTTGATGGCCTCGACGATCTGCACGGTCTGGATGCGGTTGTAGATATCCTCGATCAGCCCCTGCTGGAAGGCGCGGTTGTCGACCAGCGTCTTGACCACGTCCTCGATAGCCTCGCAGCCCTGGCCGTTCTCGATGAAGACCTCCACGAACCCGTTGCGAATGTCCGTGACCTCCTTGGCCTCCCCCTTGTAATCTCCCTTGCTGTTGGGGCGCTCGAAGACTCGGACTGTGACGCCGATCTTCTTCAACTTCTCAATATCTATGACCATTGCGGTTCTCCTTTCTTGGCTGCCGGGCCAGTGACCCGGGGGAGCGAGATTGCTCCTTGGTTGGGGCTCAGGCATCTTGAAGGGACCTGCTGGGGGCAGCAGGTTTGCCCAAGCCCCAACGGGGGAGCCGTCTCGTTACTTCACTTCGACTTCCTTCCACTCCTCGATGATGGCGTCCCAGTTCTCGGGGTTGATGTCGTCGTCCTCGATGCCCCACTGGACTGTGGTCTCGGGACTCTTGTCTAGGGCCTCGAGCAGATCGCCCAGACCGAGCTTGACCTGTTCGATGTTGTCCCCAGGAACGGTGACGGTTGCCGTGGCCGGGCAGTTGACCATGACGGAGAGTTTCAGTTCAAATAGTTTCATCGGTTAATGCCTATCCTTTCCGAGCGAGGCGTGCCCGCTCTTTGGCGGCGCGATGGCCGCCGTTGTCCAGCTTCTCGATCTGCTGGGCTGTGGTGCGTCCGGCTCGAGCAAACCGCGCTTTCGTCGCGGCCTGACGCCGAGCCTCCTTGCGCCTTGGGAAGTTCATGCGCTTCATGTTCAGTGCTTCTTAGGTCGCTCGAAGACGAACGGCCCGGTTCCCTGCTTCAGTGCCGCATCGAACTGTTCCGCGATTGCCGCGGCCTCGGCAGCGTCGAGGGGCTCGATGGTTCCGTCGCTGCTGATGATAGCCCCCGAGTACACAAAGGGCTTCGCCGGCTTACCGCAGCGCGTGCAGATGAGCCGCAGGGTTTTCATGTCGTAGTCCCCGTCATCCTCGGGGGCGGGATCGTCCAGCCAGCGGATCTGGACGTAGTGGTTGCCGCTCTTGCGGTGCCCGGTCTCGACGAACGGGAACGGCTCGCAGCATCGGGCTACGAGATTCCGCATTAGCGTTGCCATGTTGATCCTCCTTTCTTTAGTAGCGGATCGGTTTCGCGACCCGGTTGTGGGCGTAGTGCAGCTTGGCAAATTCACACACGGCTGCCCCAAGAACCCAGAGCCGCGGTCTGGGTCCTTTGGGGCGCTGTAGTTCCAGCTGCTTCTCTACGCGTTTGAGCTGTTGTTTCCAGTCTTCCACTTCACTCGACCCAGGCTCCCATGGAGCGCAGGATGCGTTCGATGCCGAAGCGAGCGTCGCACAGATGCTCGTACTCGCCGGTGACGGGCTGGGCCTGGTTGGCGATGGCGTCGTGGGCCGACTTCAGGAGCTCGATGAACTCCTCGCGTGGGATGCCAGGGAACGTGACGCAGCACCCGCCAGCGAGGAATGTGTGCGCGCGCTCGATGAGCTGTTCCTTGGTGGCGTGGGGATAGATGGTCGCCCCCGTGCTCTTATCTACGGTGGGCTCCCCCGGCGCCAGGGGCGCCTTGGCGAACTTCAGTTCGGCCACTTTGCCTCCTTTCACCTTCGGCGGTAGGCCGAGGACTCTGCGGAGTACGTCGTTGACTGACTCTCCTGGTTGACGGAGCGCCTCGATGCAGGCACTGACTTCAGGGTCAACCCTGATGACGAGCCCGTACGGAGACGATGGCTGGGCGTACCGCATTAGTATGCGTAGATGCCGTAGCAGATGCCCGCTGCGGTCTTGCGCTCCTCGACGTGGAGCTTGCGGCGGCCGTTGTCGGCCTGGATCAGCGCGGTGCTGAGGCTCTGGCGGTCCGTTGCGACGCCAACCAGCCGATACGCGATGCCGCGCGGCACTTCGCGCCACACCTTGCGGAACCGGCGGGCGAAGCCCTCGGGGATTTCCCCGCATCCGAAGTTGATACCGTGGATCATATTGATCCTCCTTTCAT